GTGACGATGGCGAACATGTCATCGATAAACAGACAGTGATAGCCAGCCAGTCCAACGGTGCCGGTGGCGATGATCATCATGCCCCAAACGTATGTCATACGTTTGGCGACCGTTCTTCTATGTGCAACAAATGCGTGTCTCATAGTATAGTCCCCTTCTATTTGGTTTACCGTTTCGTCCTTCTGGACTCATCAGCGGCAGCGACACTGCCGGACGGTAGGGGCGACCGCCGCCGCCCCTTTATGCTAGTCGTCTTCTTGATTCCAGACTGTCACCAGTTTGCCTTGGATCATTTCCAGATCGCCTTGGATATCTTCGATATTGGCGACTAGGTCTTCGCACCAGTGGCCGCTGTCTTGTAATACATTCTCGATAATTTCCAATGCATGGTCTACCTTGTCATTGGCTAGCGCGACTTCGTGAAGGATGGTTTGTAATGTTCTGGTCATTGTTCAGTCCCCTTATGCTTGGTTTGAGATGATAGTTTTGCCGGACTTGATCGTATAGGTTCCGGCTTCGAGCTTCATGCGGCGGATGTTTGACTTGCCAGCGTCGTGCATTTCCTTGGCGATCGAGTAATCAATATATGAGATTACGTTTGGATGATCGTCGGTCAAGCGATCATCAGCAATGATCTGGCCGTAGGCTTGACGGGTTGAACCGTCAAGCTTGGTGAATGTTGCAGTAAACAGGCGTCCGCCTAATTGCTCGATGATTTGGTTTCTTAAAGTCATAACGAATTCCCCTTCGTTGTTGTGATGACATATTATAATCACAGATCATCCCATAAGACAACACGCAAAACCAATATAATCGCTGGATTTGCGCTTTTTTTTCTCGCGTTTTGGGGTTACTGGCAACGATCGGCAATCAGGATCGGGATCGCTTGACCCCCTACCCCCTATATTTGGGGGGCAGCCTCTTGACATACGGGCGCATTTTGCTGGGTTGATAAATTCATTTGAGGGTATTATCATTCGGAAATGAATCAGATATCCAATCTAGACCTGCTGCCAGAGGAAGTCCTAAAGGAAATCCTGTTACTGGAAGAGCACCAGAAGCGCCTGTCAACTCGTGACGAGGCCCAAGATAAATTTATGGCGTATGCAAAACATGTATACGAGGGTTTTATAGAGGGGACCCATCACCGAATTATCGCGGAGAAGCTCGAGAAGATTGCCCGGGGGGAGCTAAAAAGACTGATTGTCAATATGCCACCCCGACATTCTAAATCAGAATTTGCATCCTATCTTATGCCATCTTGGTTTTTAGGTAGAAACCCAAAATTAAAAATTATTCAAGCTACAATGAACACGGAACTTGCTGTAAGATTCGGTAGAAAGGTCCGTGACCTAATTGCTGATCCCATTTACAAAGAGATCTTCCCTAATACGGATCTAAAACCGGACAGCCAAGCGGCAGGTCGTTGGGAGACTAGCGCTGGCGGGGAATATTTTGCAGCCGGGGTGGGTGCTGCAATGACTGGCCGTGGCGCTGACTTGTTAATTATTGACGATCCGCACTCGGAACAAGATGCTTTATCCTCAACAGCGTACGATAATGCGTACGAGTGGTACACTTCTGGTCCTCGACAGCGTTTGCAGCCGGGGGGAACCATCATTATTGTCCAGACCCGGTGGTCCAAGAAGGATATTACCGGGAGGTTACTGCAAGCACAGCAGAAAGACATTATGGCTGACCAGTGGGAGGTGGTAGAATTCCCTGCAATTATGCCTTCGGGGGAACCATTATGGCCTGAATTCTGGCAAAAAGAAGAATTACTAAAAGTAAAAGCCTCGCTGTCTATTGGTAAGTGGAATGCCCAGTGGCAACAGAATCCTACTTCAGAAGCAACCGCTATGGTCAAGCGGGATTGGTGGAAGGTGTGGGAGCACGATGATATTCCTGATTTGGACTACGTCATCCAGTCTTATGATACTGCCTATAGTAAAAAGGAAACCGCTGACTACTCTGCAATTACAACTTGGGGAGTATTCCAGCCATTTGGTAATGGTGACCAGCACCTTATATTGATGGATGCCAAGAAGGGGCGGTGGAACTTTCCTGAACTAAAGGCCATTGCACAGGAAGAGTATGAGTATTGGGAGCCCGAGTTGATGCTGATTGAGGCGAAGGCTTCGGGTCAACCACTAGCTGACGAGATGAGGTTACTGAACCTCCCTGTAGCTACATTTAGCCCGGGCCGAAAACGTGGGGGCGGGGGTATGGATAAAACAACCCGTATGCATATTGTGTCACCTATATTCGAGTCGGGAAAAGTATGGTATCCTGAAGGCGAGAAGTTTGCAGAAGAAGTTATCGAGGAAGTAGCGTCATTCCCCAATGGCGAACACGATGACTTTTGTGATAGTATGACGATGGCCTTGATGCGTTTCCGTCAGGGTGGCTTTATCAGTCTGAATGGCGAAGAGTTTGAAGATGACCCACCCCGCAAAGCTAGAGAATACTACTAATGGCTGAACGTGATTTTGATCCAGAAGCATTTGATTTTGCAATGCCCCGCACCAGCACTGATCCAAAGCAGGCTGGGGACTTTGTTCGTGGCGCAAAGTACGCTCCTATGGATTTGCTCGGGGCACCCGTAGATATTGTCAACATGGCTATGGGCGCTGTTGGCGTACCTGTTTCTGACAAGCCTTTTCTTGGTTCTGAATACCTGATTGATAAATACGCAGACTTAGGTGAGGCCATCGGTGTTAACTACGACCGTCCCACTGGTAGCACTGCCGAGACTGCTGGTCGTATAGTCGGCGGCGCTGCACTTGATCCGGGGTTACTGGCTGCTGGTATTGGCCTGAAGTTTGCCCAAACCACAAAAACCCGAGGTTCGGGGATCGAGAAGAAAGGCACTGGATCCGCGCAGCTAGAGGAACCGGTCCAGACCGTAAAAGCATTTAAGATGTTTCGCAAGGACAAGGATGGAAACCTACATCCGTTGTTTGTAAGGATGGGTGACAAGCAGCCTCTTCCTGTAGGAAAGTGGGTTGATGCGGAGGCCGGGGAGTTAAATCCCAAGACTGGTAAGGTTAAGTCTTCTCTTGGTGACTTAGCTTACCGTCCCGGTTTTCATGCGGGGGACACTCCTAGTGCTACGCATATTGGGGGGAAAGTGGATCCAGCGACAGGGCTGCGTGTAAAAGGAAGCATGAAGCCTAACATCAGAGAGGACAATCAGGTTTGGGCCGAGGTTGAAATGCCTGCTGATGTAGATTGGCAAAGTATCGCGGATGCTAGAGCCGTAATGACAAAGAAGGGGACTCCGGATCCAAAGACGGCTCATATAACTGATGAAGTTCCTTTTGGTGGGTACTACCGTTATAAAACAAACCCGAATATGCAGGGTAACTGGCTTATTTCCGGTCAGATGAAAATTAACCGTGTTCTTGATGACGATGAAGTTCGAGCTATTAACGAAGCTGCTGGAACCTCGGATCTTCCTCGTTTGGCTGAGTTGATGTCAAAAAGTGAAGCCCGTACCTCGGACCTCGCACCTGTGTCTAAGAAAGAAGTTCTTGAGGGCGATATCGTTGGGGAAAAAACTGCTGGGTACGAGAAACTTCAAAAGGATATGGAAGCTTCTTCGTCCTCGGACCTCCGTTCTTTGAAGGGCTTGAAGATGGAGTTAAAAGGTGTTGAGGATGCGTTTAGTTTAAATGCGGGGGTTAACATTGACAAGTCGCTTGAGTTTGCAAGCAGTGGTGATTCTGTCCGCTATACTTCTGATGACTTTATTGCTGGTGTTCAGGATTCATTTGAATATGCGCGGGATCAAGGCATAGATCGAGGAGAAGCCTTGCTATCTGCTCTTAGGGAGAATGTTGATAACTTTAACGACATCTATCCGGATGCGTTAGACTTAAATTCTGTTCTCAGCGATATTTCAAAAAATGTAAATGACGACTTTGGTTTCGACAAAGCCCTTAGTCGTTTTCAGCAGGGGCAAGCCAATCGCAGCGCTATGGAGGCGGAGCTAAGTACCGCTAAAGCAACGGCTGCGGGTGAGAGGGCCGAGGCACAAAGTCTTCGTCTTCGTGAGTCTTTGGGTATTACAAAGGACACTTCCCCGGAGGAAGCTCAAAGACTTATTATGGAGTACGCTAATAACCAGCAGTCCGGTATCGCTGGCGCAGGAATTCCTGACCCCGCCCCTCCGAAACCAAACCTACGGCTTGTCAAAAAGGCAGCGGGTGGCAAGGTTGACTTACGTTCTGGTATCGGTGATATATTTAAGGTATATTCATAGGATGCGAACAGACAAACAGATTATGGCGACGGCGTTGAAGAATATTCAGTCTCTTACGGACGCTGAGTATGATCGTTACATTGAGATCAAGAAAGATCGTAAGGTACAAACCAGACGCAATGGCGGTATGATCAAGGGCTTCAGCCCTATTGCCCGTCCACAGAGATTTAAAGGAATATTCTAGTATGGCATTACCTCCACAGATGGTTGAGTCTGCAATGGGTGCTGGTGGCCCCGGCATGACTATGGAAGAACAGATGACCGAGGTCCAAGTACCTATGGAAGAGTTACCTGCTGGCATTGAGATGGTTGGTGATGAGGAGTCTGTTGAGGTTGTAGCTGAAGAGTACGACCACAACGCAAACTTGGCAGAGGTTCTTGACGATTCTGTTCTTGGCTCTTTGTCCTCGGACCTTGGTAATAGTGTTGATGAGGACAAGTCGTCCAGAGAAGATTGGGAAGAGTCTATTTCAAAGGGCTTGGTTCTGCTTGGTATTAATTATCAGGAGCGCAACGAGCCGTTTCTGGGTGCTTCTGGTGTAACTCATCCGCTTTTGTCGGAGGCTGTAACGCAGTTTCAGGCGCAGGCTTACAAAGAGATGTTGCCGCCGGGTGGTCCTGTAAAGACGCAGATTATAGGGCAGCAGAGCAAAGAGGTTGAGGATCAGGCCCAGCGTGTCAAGGACTTTATGAATTACCAGATCACTGAGGTGATGGAGGAGTTTGATCAGGACACCGATCAGATGCTGTTCTATTTACCTATCACTGGTTCTACTTTTAAGAAAGTTTATTTTGATCCGACACGGCAGAGGGCTGTGTCGAAGTTTGTCCCGGCTGAAGATTTGATTGTGCCTTATGCTGCATCAGATCTGCGTACAGCCGAGCGTTACACACATGTCGTTCGTATGAGCGAAAATGAAATCCGTAAGTTACAGGTAGGAGGTGTATATCGTGATGTTGACCTATCTCCATCAGAAGATGACGAGTCTGACACAACAATTAGAAGCAAGACTGACGAAATTCAGGGACTCCGTCCGGGATACAGTGACGAGCTTTATACTATATATGAAGTCCACGTTGATCTTGACCTTGAGGGATTTGAGGATCTG